CCAGTCTGAACATCATATCCAACTTCATCAAGACCTTCTCCTTCCCAAGCAATCTTCATTCCAAAATAGGGTGCTGCCTCTTCTACAAATTCACGCACCGAGTACTGAACACCAGTAGCAACAACATAATCATCGGGTTCATCTTGTTGGAGCATTAACCACATTGCTTCAACAAAGTCTTTAGCATGACCCCAATCACGCTTTGCATTTAGATTACCTAGTTCAAGAACCTCCTGTTCACCTTTAGAGATTTTAGAAAGAGCACGAGTAATCTTACGGGTTACGAATGTCTCACCACGTCGTGGAGATTCGTGATTGAACAGAATACCTGTGCAAGCATACATCCCATATGCTTCCCGATAGTTTTTGGTAATCCAATACCCATATAGTTTTGCTACGCCATAAGGAGAACGGGGATAAAAAGGAGTAGTTTCACGTTGAGGAACTTCTTGAACAAGACCGTAAAGTTCGCTAGTAGATGCCTGGTAAATCCTAACACGTTCTTCCATACCCAAAAGACGCACTGCTTCAAGGATACGAAGAGTTCCCACAGCATCGACATCAGCAGTATATTCAGGCATCTCAAAGGATACTTTGACGTGACTTTGAGCACCAAGATTATAAATTTCATCAGGTTGAACTTTTTGAATAACTCTGACTATATTAGTAGAATCCGTTAAGTCTCCGTAATGTAACTTAATATTTTGATACAAATGATCGATTCTTTGCGTATTGATTTGAGATGCTCTACGAATAATACCATGAACTTCATATCCCTTCTCTAAAAGAAGTTCTGCAAGATATGATCCATCTTGTCCCGTAATACCTGTGATTAAAGCAGTTTTCATAAACACACTATTTTTATAATATTATACAAAAAAAGAGGAGTTTGCGCAACTCCCCCAGGTCATCCATGCACGCCACCAATTTTTTAAAGGAAAAATTGGAAACCTAAGAGGGTCATTGACTCCACCACTTAGTTTTATGAAACTAAGAAAAGATGAATAAGTTTCGGTATTTCAATTGCAGCATAAAAACCACAAAGAACTAGTATATCCCAAAACTTATATTTTAAAGCAAATGGAACAACAAATGCGTTCCCTATACATTTAACTAATAAACCAGATTTTGGATCTCCCCATAACAAGAAAAAATATCCCGATAAAAGAAGAATATTGCCAATATACCTGAGAACATCAGATCTTGACATAAGGGGGTTGCTCCCGACCAGTACTTTTAAAGTCTCTCCGTGACTATTTACTCATTAACATCTTCGTCTTCATCATCTGTAACATAACAAGGTACTCTATCTGGGTCTAGCCATTTTGCATATTCGATGTCTTCCATAGCAGTAGTACATTGTAGACCATTATCAAACAGATAAATGTCATTCCAGCGTTTAGTGTACTCATTTTGTTTTTGTAAACGGTAATCAGGTTTACCGTTTATTTCAAGGATACCGACTTGAACAAATCGATATCCTTCACGTTCTAGGAGGACTTTAGGAAGTCGTGTTGTCATGCCACTTCTACAGATTCTAGATCAGCAAGGACGTATTCCATAAGCATCTCATAGTCATCAAGAGGATCGCCAGAGAAAACTACACCTTCGTTTTCATAGAAACGACGAACCTTTTTATAAAGTTTGGGATTCTTCACATCAAGGTAGAAATCGCCATTTGCTGCACCACGAAGGGTTTGAACGTCTTTCTTGAATTTTACTGTAAGAGTCATTGTCTTGATTGATTACCTTAATATTATAGGGAAGAGAGGTTCGAAAGTCAAGCGTCCAGTTTAGAAGGTGTCTACCTTAGTTTTGGACCTAGCATCCAAGCAACAAGACTTACCCTTGTTCCTTTAGTAACCGGAGTAACTCTGTGTGGTGATCTAGAGTCAAAGATTATCATTGTTCCCTTTGTCTTTTCTACGGTTATAGTATTTCCATGATAATCAATGATTTCCAAGTCACCACCTTTAAATTCAGTAGGATCAGTAATCAACAGAGTAGCACTTAACTTTCTTGTATGTCTAGCGTCAAGTTCAGCACCATAATCACAATGCCACTCATACTTATCTCCCTTATCATATTTTGTAATTTGAATACCTTTCAGATAAGTTAAATCATACTCCCAAAAATCTTTATTTGCCTTATTGAAATAATGTGAAAATATAGAAGTAACCCAGTGATCTTCATACCACCAAGAGGTCTTTGAATTTCTCACCTCTGGATGAATTGCAGTAGATCCCTCAGGCCCAACGGATGATTCGTAGAATTGTTCAAATTTAACATTTTCCACTTCGGCAACTATCAAGTCAATAAGTTCATCAGGTATTGCTAGAGAATAATATCCAGATGAGTATGCAAATTTATGTTGTTCCATATTTTATCAAATTTTAGTAATTTTTTTCAAATAAACACGAAGAAGTTTATGTTCCTTCCTCATGCTCAGTATGTATACGAACTATTTCTTCATCAAAAGCAGAATCACTGAAAACTGGAACTACCTCATCATAAGGAACAATAACAGCATCACCATACTCACTTGTAATGATAAATGTTTCTCCTTTTTCAACTCGCTCCAGGAGAATGTCAAAATTTTCCTGGAATTCTTCTACAGTAAATTTCTCAGTTGTTTCGTCCATTTTCATAAAGTAAGTTTTATAAGTCGGGGTGACAGGATTCGAACCTGCGACCTATTGCTCCCAAAGCAACCGCGCTACCAAGCTGCGCTACACCCCGCTATTTGTTTCTGTGAATAAACATTATACCAGCAAATGGTACAATTGTCAAACCACATCCACATAAGAAGAGAAATAAAGGACTTGCTGCTAGTTTTTCAACTATATGAAAGATCATCTTCCCCTCCAGTTCTTATATTCATAATAAAAGTATTGATCTACTTCGTCAAGTCCTTGTAGAGGAGCATTGACATCCCACTGTGACCACTCAAAACAGAACTGTTTAATATGTATGTCATTAGAAGCAGTCCTTACTCCATACATTCTAGAAAATGCAGACATTGCAAAATGATACCTTTGCCTAATGTGCGGTTCCATTTCCCTTATATTCTTTGGAGTCATAGTATCCTCCTCTTGTTCCGAAATAGAGTGTTGTTAAAACAAACGGAATAGAAATGAAAATAAGTGCCTTACCTAACATGATGACCACCAAACATATAACGCATACCGTTCAAGATTTTTGCTCCGAATGATCCGAGATTGCGTGAGTTAAATCTTTCAAATAGTGCTGCAGTAATAACAGGAGCGGGAACCCCCAGGTCCACAGCGGCAGAAACAGTCCAACGACCCTCACCGCTATCGGATACGCCTCCAGAGAACTGTTTAAGGCTACCATCCCTGCGTAGCACATCAGCAGTAAGGTCAAGTAACCAAGACCCAACCACGCTACCGCGACGCCATAACTCAGCAACCTCAGCAACGTCAATATCATAACAGTAACTTTCTGGGTCTGCCATCGGGGCAACTTCAGCGTCTCCTTCTCTAACATACTGAGAACCTGCATTAGCATTCTTTAAAATATTGAAACCTTCGGCATATGCTTGCATAATGCCATACTCAATACCGTTATGAACCATCTTTACAAAGTGTCCTGCACCTGGTCCACCACAATGCAACCAACCGAACTCAGCAGAAGTTACATCCGAGTCAAATTGAGTCCTGGGGGCAGCGTTGATTCCTGGGGCAAGGGCATCAAAAATGCGCGAACAAGCGGAGACCGCAGTATTTCCGCCACCAACCATAAGACAGTATCCACGATCCAAACCATAAACACCACCGCTAGTACCACAATCAATATATTGGATACCAAGTTTTGCCAGACGTTCTGCTCTTTTCCTACTGTCTTTAAAATTGCTATTGCCATGATCAATAATAATATCTCCTTCACTACAATATCGTAGTAACTCATTGATTGTCTCCTCTACAGTTTCGGCAGGGACAACCATTTGAAAGATTCCTGGTTGTTGTCCACCTTTATGATTTTGTTTAACTACTTTAACAAGGCTTTCAATATTAGTTGCAATTCCATTAACAAATCCCTTCTCAAAGGTTTCGTTTGCTTTTTCATAATTCCTCCGATATCCCCAGACTTCTATGCCCGCTTTCATCATACGGCGAGACATACCTTCGCCCATTCTTCCAAGACCAATTAATCCTACTTTCATAAAACTCCTTAGTAAGCGTGTGTGAGTCCCCAGGCAATCCAAATTGCCATGATGGAACCATAAATGATAGTTAAAGATAAAAGTGTTTTAATCATCTTCTTCGTCATCCTCATAAGTAGATGGTTCTTCAAAGAGTTCTTCCATTTTTTGTTGGAGAACTCTTTTCTGCAATTGCCCTAAGTCTTCTTCTGTAATTGTTACCATTAGTTTAAAGTAATTTTAAGAAATGGAAGTAAAGGTGGAATAACACCAACTAATCTCAAAAGTCCCTCAGCAAATAAAGAAAGAACCACCCAACCGACGCACATACTAATGATAGAAGCATTACGGTTGTGTCGTCGTATTGCTGCATCAATCATCTCCTGAACTTCAGAACGTGTGATAAATTCATCATGAGGTTCCATCACTTCTCATCTCCAAGAAACTTTGCCAGAGGATCTCTTCTTGTTTTCACTATTTCAACTGCTCTTCGGTAGAACATGTTATCTGTATTACCAGAAGATTCAAAAGTTTCCTTGATCTTCACCCAATTATCATAGGTGTGTTGATCCATAAGGTTTGTCCTCGTGACACTACTATATAATAATCACAGTCACTTCGAAGTCAACTTTTTGTGTTCATATCGTAACACTGTTGAATTAATTGTTAAATTTGTAACTATTCTTAAAACGGAGAGTGGGCGAGTCGAACGCCCAAGGGCTTTAACACCTCAACGCTTTTCAAGAGCGGTTCCGTCACCAATCGGATTGACTCTCCTTATAGTCTATCTTTATAAGACTCGTATTTTGGTCCTAAAGATAATGAGTTTTTTGCTTCAATATCAGAAGTTGGGATAAAGTATATATCACCTATTTCAGTAACTGCAAGCAAATAATCAGATGCTTTATTATCAAACTTATGTATATTATTTTCAGTTCGATTTGCTCTGACTGATTTTAGTTGAACACAATAATTGGAATTTTGTTTGAATCTGGTTGTTTTAACTTGAACTTTTTTTAGTTCATTTTCAACTTCACAAACTAAATCATAACTCTGATTATCAACAAGAGGAACAGAAACATTATAACCTTTTTTAGTTAGATATGCAATAGCATAAGATAAACCTAAAGATCCTTGTGTTACTGGAGGTAGATTTTCAAACATACCAGTTTAGTATACTGGTTTATTTATAGTTAACGAACTTCGAAGTCTAACCTACGAACTTTGCGTTGTCTTCTTGCTTCTTGCCAGGCAATATCCTGAGAAGTCAGAACATTCTTTTGTTCTTTCTGCGTAGAGTTTATCATAACAACTCTAGTTAAGTCAACAGCAGAAACTCCATCACCCTTTACGGTCATCATATTAGGACAACCGCAGACTTGGGTTTTATTT